TGTAGACAGTGATACACTAGCAGAAGGAACGTGGCCTTACCACGGCAGGAACGCGACCTTATTCGCGGCATTTACCTATAAGGGCAACATTATGAACGAGATGCAACCAGACGATTACGTTGAAGAATCTGACTCCGATCAAGTTGAGATTGAAGATACGCAAGAGGCTGAAGATCAGGACGAAGGTCTTGATTCCGAATCATCACCGGACTCTGGGGAATCCCAGAAACAAAAAGTTGTTTTTTCGGAAGAACAGCAGAGAATCTTTGACCAAGCTATTGCTGAGAAAACCCTGAAGTTTCGTGAAGCGGAACGTAAGGCTCAAGCATTAGAAAGGGAAAGGGAAGAATTACTGCAAAGGATGCCGAAAGAGGAGCGACCGCAAGTTCCTGAAATGCCTGACCCATTTGCTATTACCGATGAGGAATACAAAAGGGCGGTCATAGAAAGGGATGAGCAACTTAAAAAGGCTGCGGCTTTTGATGCACAACAGCGTTACTTGCAAGAGCAACAGATGCAGTTGGCAGAGGAAGAGCAGCGTAAGCAACAAGAGGCGTTCAATAGCAAGATTGAGACATACGCTACCAGAGCTACCCAGATGGGTATAAAGCCAGAGGAACTGCAAGTAGCTGGCGCTACAGTAAGCAACTTTGGTATTCAGAACGACTTGGTCAACTTCATTATAGAGGACGATCAAGGCCCACTGATTACCAAATATCTTTCGCAGAATCTCATGGAGTTAGAAGCCATCAGGTCACTAAGCCCAATGGAAGCCGCTATCAAGATTGCCACTGATATTAAGCCGAAAGTTGCTGCTCTTAAACCCAAGGTAAATCAGGCTCCTGAACCTGTTGAAACGCCGCAAGGCGCAGGAATATCCCCGAAGCCAAAGGGGCCAAAAGGAGCCACATTTGAATAAGGTGACTTAAAATGGCTAACAATCTTAATAGTAACGTAACTCGAAAGGTCGCTCGCGTCTTTCTTGATGCGTTTGAATCTAACAGGGTTGTCACTAAGACTGTTGATACTCAGTTGCTTTCTGGAAAGTTCAATCCTTCCAGTGGTTCAACTGTAGACTTCAAACGTCCACATGACTACAACTCTATCCGTACTTCTGGCGGTGACATCAGTTCTTCTACTAAGTCTGACATCATTGCTGGTAAAGCAACTGGTACTGTTCAGAACTACTTCACTGTAGCTACCGAATGGGGCAACGTAGAAGAAGCTCTCGAACTAGACCAGCTTGACGAAATTCTGGCTCCTATGGCTCGCAGAATCGTTACCGACTTGGAAGTTGATCTTGCGTCTTATATGCTCAAGAACGCTTCTCTCAAGTATGGTTCACACGGTACTGCCGTTGACGCTTGGGGCGATGTTGCAGGTGCAGGTGCTTTGATGGACAGCTTGGGTGTACCCATGTCTGCCGACAAGTATTACCTGATGAACCCTTTCACTACTACTAGCTTGGCTTCTGCTCAGAACGGTCTGAACGCTGCCGATGGTCTGGTACGTACTGCTTGGGAAAAATCGCAGATTTCCAGCAACTTTGGTGGCATGATGGCTATGACATCAAACGCACTGTCCAGCTTCACATCTGGCACTGGTGCTGACCGCGCTGGTACTCTGTCTGCTGCTCCTGACGCAACTTACGTTACTGCTAAGGACACCATGACTCAGTCTCTCGCCGTGACTGGCTTCCAAGCCAACATGGTTGTTAAGGCTGGTGACATGGTCACTATCGCTGACGTAAATCGTCTGAATCTGGACACCAAGCAGCCTATGATTGATGCCTCTGGCAACAACGTAGCTTGGACTGGTGTTGTAACTGCTGACGTTACTCTGAATGGCTCTGGCGCAGGCACTCTGGTAGTCGCTGGCCCAGCCATCTATGAAGCCAACGGACAGTACAACACTGTTGACGCTGCTCCTGCCAATGGCGCTGTTGTAAACATTCTGTCTGCTTCAGCTACTCTGTATCAGCCGAACCTGTTCTTTGTTAAGCAGGCATTCGGTATCGGTACTGTCAAGCTGCCGAAACTGTACGCGACTGACACTATTGCTACTACTAGCGATGGTATGTCTATCCGTGTTACTAAGTACGCAGACGGTGATGCCAACACCCAGAAAGTACGTTTTGACCTGTTGCCCGCATACGCAACATTCAATCCGTTCTTCGCTGGACAAGGCTTCGGCGTATAACCGATAGGGAACAGGGGGCTTCGGCCCCCTTAACCTTATGGCATCCAAGACCCCGGCAAAGGGGAAAGCAAAAGTTAAAGTAACCGCATCTGGTAAGAAGGTCAGCTACGGACAGGCTGGCAAAGCATCAGATGGTGGCCCCAGAGTGCGCCCCGGCACAAAAAAGGGCGACTCGTACTGCGCAAGATCAGCAGGGCAGATGAAGAAACATTCTAAAGCTGCCAAAGACCCCAACTCCCCACTAAGACTTAGCCGTAAGCGCTGGAAGTGCAAAGGCTCTAAATCTGCAAAGGCGACATTTGAATAATGGCTACAGTAGCGCAGGTCGCAAAGGCGGCATTACAACGGATACTGGTACAGGCGTCAGAAGCATCGCTTGAGCCTGACGAGTACCAAGACTTTATATTCGCCATGAACAACTACATGGGCGAGCTAGATGCACAGGGCATCACGCTTGGCTATACCACTGTCAGCGATCTTGGCGATGAGGTAACTATTCCAACCGGAGCATTGCGTGGCCTGATAGCTAACATGGCTATTGAGGTATCACCTGATTACGGTGGTGTCATTAGTGATGGCTTGATTAAGGCTGC